TATAATAATGTTAACGTTATAAATACAAATAATTTTACAAAAAGATGTGAAAAAATAGAAACAGAATATAGTGAAACAACATTTCATATCAGAAATAGAACAGACACGTTTTTTGGAAATAGAGATACAGATATCAAAAATATTGTATATCAAGTAAAAAAATTTTATAATGAAGATTTTGAAATTATGTAAATAAAAAGGCAATTCTATCAGCGTCGTTTACAGGCAAATATTTTTTGGGAGTTGTTACATTCATATCAACAAAGTCCCACGGAATTTCACCTTCTTCCCATTTGTCTTCAAATTCAACTGGTAATTCCAAAATGGCTGGTTTTCTAATTTCTTTATTGTTTTTATGATTGTTTAATGTTTTAAAATAATTTCTTATTTTATTAAATTGTGAAGAATTGTTATCATTATGTAATAATTTATTTTGGAAAGGACATTTAATAAATGATATTGAAAATTGCGCATTAGTTATAAATATAATCATTAACAAATAGAACGTAAAATACATTATGAAAAAAATATTATACAGAATATAATATAATATTTTTAATTCAATTTTTCGAATACTATTTATAATTTACAAAGAATAAATAAAAACTATCTAATAAATAATTGGTATAATATCGGCGACTACTACAGAAATATCATCACATTGTCTTGGTTGATAAGAACAATAATGTATCTTGGTATCATTATTTAATAAATCTTGCATTTTCCATGTTTGTAGCCATCTGTCTGTAGTTTGTTTCATAATATCTTCAGCGTCCATATAATATAATTCAGTCATTTCGTGCTTATCATCCATCATAGTCATATCCCATAATCCATCGCTACCAATAATAACTTTATAATTATCATTTGGATCGATTGGAATAATTGTTCTGTCTGGTGCGCAACCAGTAACGCCATTATGTCCTAACGATTGAGAACAAGCCAAACGGGTTAAATCGTCATTCCACTCAATATATTCACTATATACACTAACTAAAGTATCTTTATCGGTCATTTTAATATTCATTGATGGGATGAATGTTACATCATCAGCTAGTCTATTTCTTTCATTTTTATTTAAATAATTATGTTCTTTACTAATAAATTTTATATTACCGTTTCTATATACAACTACCTGTGAATCTCCACAATTAAAACACTCAATTCTATCTCTATAAAATTTAACTAAACACATGGTTGAACCTGAACTTTGTATGGTCGTTAGATTTTTATTGATATATTCAGCTAATAATTGTATTGGAGTATTGCTAACAATAAAATCATTCATTGTAGATGAAGGAATTTTTCTTATAAAATCAATACATTCATTGCTTCCATGACCATCAAATACTGCTGCCCAATTGAATACCTCTCCTGTTTCTAAATCAATACTTTGGTCTGTAATAATATAATCTTGACCTTTTGATAATTGATTAATTCTGGTATTAATATCAACAGCGTGGGTTGGTTTCATTTGGTTAAATATTGATAGAATTTCGGACATTTTATACATAAATTAAATACTTAAATATAGTTGCTACTAAAAATAATATGATTATAATAAAAGTTAATTGAAGCTTTAATAATAAATTGAAATTGTTAATTGGTTTGTTAATTGAATTATTATTAAATTATAATAAAAAAAGTAATTCAATTTTTTTATATTAGTTGTAATCTTATTTTCTTTTTGGTTTTATCTTCATCTTCAAATAAATATATTTTAAAATTATGGTTTGAATAATCATCAAAATTATTATGGGAAGAAAACCTTGATAATAATTTAATATCTTTTAAATAAACCATATAACTATAATTTCCATCATTTTTCATTATTTTATCAAAAATAACTCCTGAATATTCATTATACATAATATCAGGATTAGTAAAACAACGATTTAATACATCACAATCAGTTTGTATTTTTCTTATAGAACGCATAGAAGCATTCAAATACTCTAACTCACCCAACCAATTATTCAAAAACAATTGTGCGTCATTGCTCAAATTTATTATCAATGATAATTTATCAGATAAAATCATCAAATTCAATAAATCTACCAATCTACGAATTGGACTTGTTATTTGAGTATACGATTTTATATTCATAACATTATGCCCTAAATCACTATTTTCGTCAAACAAAACATATTGTCCAGTAACATTATTCCAAGATGTCACAATTCGCATTGTTTCATCATCTATTTCTTCTTTCAAAATAGAATTTTTATTTGGATTTATAAAATTAGCACATCGGAAAACGCCTATTTTATTATTCATCATCAATTTACCTGTATGTAAATTCATAAAAATCATCCAATGTGATACTAAGTCGTGACTATCATTAATATTTTCATCCATTTTCTGTGAAATATCAAATAGTTCTTTATAAAATGTATCTTTTTCTAACATAATATGGTCTTCGTAAATATAATTTTTAGAAACATTTATCAAAACATTTTTATATGTAATAGCATCATGTTCTAATAAATATCCATTTTCATCTACTATAATATCCATTGCTAAAGCAAATCTCAATTGCCCTTTTTGTAAACTACACAAAGTATCGGATAAAATAGTAGGCAACATTGGTCTGCGTCTATCAGGTAAATAAATAGTAGACACTCTTCTACTAAATGAATTCCATAATCCCAATGTTTCTAACCAAAAATAGACATTGGATATATAAACACTTACTTTTACTAATCCATTATTCAAATGAGAAATACTAAATCCATCATCAAAATCGGAACTATGTAGTGGGTCAATAGTAAAAATATATTGTTCTCTTCGGTCTTCAATTTGAAAATTAGTATTTTTCAATATTTGTTCAACATATTCATCACCTGTTTTTTTATTTAATATTTCGCGCGTTTTATTCGTAAAATCAGTAAGAGAAATATGTAGACTTTTACAATATAATTGATATTCATAAAATGCTTCCAATAAATCAACATCACCAATGGTTTCGTGTAATATGCCATGAGGGTGTTTATCATTCCAATTATCGTATTTGAATACAACATATTTATTTTTTAACACTTTTGAAAAATTCAATTTAATATCATATGGGATTAAAAATGAAGGTAAATGTTTATCATCAGGAATACATTTATATAATAATCGTTTTTTGTTTGTCGTTCTCCCAAAAGTTTTATTATTCTCTAATTGTAAAACGCCTGCTATCACTAAACTCGGTTTCAAATATTGATTTATTATTTCTATTTTTATTTTACCATTTTCATCACAATGATATGTAAATATATCTCTACTGAAAAGTTTACTATCAATTGGATTTAATTGTAGCAACACTGGATTTTCAGTTTCAATATTGATTTTTATATTTGTATAAGGGTCAACAAAATGCCAAGAAGTATAATTACGATTTTCAATAATTATTTTGATTTGTTTCATTATTATTATGTTATTTACTAATATAACTTATATTTTAAATTATATTTTGAATCAATTTTATAAGCATGAAGATTTATAAGTTTTCATATTTATAAAGGTATAAAAATATTTATAAACCGAACATTTGCCATATTGTTTTGTCTGATGATTTTTTGTTATTAGTTTCTGTTAATAACGGGGTTTCCAAATTATTGGTAATATCATTATCAGTATTATTCGTATTATCATCACCTATTTGCGTTATTCCCTCTGAATTTTTAGGAGATAAGTATTTGTTTCTATAAAAGTCTGTTTCAAGTTTATAATCTTCTTCAATTCTATCAAGCAATTTATTAAAATCATTATATTTATTAAAAAATACATTAAGATTATTTTGATCTTTATAATACAAATGTTCCCGATATAATTCGTTATGGTTTTGAAATGTTAACTCATCAAATGTATAAATATTTTTGTACATAAAAACCATACTAATTAATTTTGAAAATAAATTTTTAATTTCTTCATTTTTTATACCTTTATTTATATCTTTATTACTTCTTAATTTTTGAATCAATGTTCCAATATTGATTCTATGTTTGTATTCATGTTCTGCGGCAAATATTATTGGGTCGCCGCCTTTTTTTATTTTTTTATTTGTTTTGTTATTATTCCTTTTCCGAGTATTTTTTAATTTCCTACTTTGTGAATTTTTACGTATATTATTTAAACTTTTCATAATAAAATATATATAGATAAAAATCACAAACTAAATATGCTAAAATTATCTATATAATAGCGGTGTGTATTTTTGCGTTACAAAATCACGCCAAAAATTTATCAATTATAAGTAAAATATCACTTGGTAAAGGGATTTTAGATAAAGTAATTTCTTCCAGCGTTTCTATATTTTCAACCCAATCTAAGGGCATCGTCCAAAATCCTTGATTTAGAATTCCACGAATACTATACTTATTCAATATCAATGAATTATTGATAATATTTACAAATTCTGCTCTAAAAATATAAGTATTTACGATATTGTCGCTATATAAATTATTATTGTAATAAAAAAAATATCGTTGCCCTGTTTGTAATTCATTTAATAGCATTATGATTATAGTATCATATAATATTTAATATATTATATTATATATATGAATTTAAGCGAAATTGAATTTATATTCAAATTAAATTTTATATTCAAAACTTTATTATTGATAGTAGTTATAATTAGTTTTTTTATTTTTATTAATATTTTAGTATTCAAAAATCAAAATTATAAATCAATGTTCTCAACATGGCAATTTCCAATGTTATTAGCATTATATTTAGATGTAATTTACGGGTTATAATTTAATTTTTCGTTTCAATAATATCATAATATTATTGCGATAAAAATATAATACTATAATTATAACAATTAAGCAAATTAATAACAATAAAAAATTCAAATAAAATCTGAATAATGAAAAATAATATAAGAAAGAATAATTATATTGAAAACAAGATATATTTCGCATGGCTTTATAATAAAAAGTGGTTGCTTTATCATTATCATTATCTATACAAAAATTTTGGTCAAATAAAATAGGACATATAGAAGCGCCATTATTTTTAAAAATATCTTTATAATAAATATCTAAATCCAACTTTTTATTATAAACGCCATCTTCCCAATTTTGTAAAATTCGTTTCATACCTGAATGATTTAAAATATATGCGTGTGTTGTGTTCCCATTATATTGAATAATAGAATTATTTGGGTCAGATGTCAATGTATTAGATTTCAAATAAGAATATATCTCATGTGGTAATATAGAATAACCTAATTGAAAATATTCGCACCATTCATTTTTTTTCATAAAATCAATGACTGATTGAATATTATTTTCATTATAACTTGGTGTATTTATAACATCATCTTCAAATATTAGAATAAATTTTTCATTGTTGTTATAAGAATTCTTTATTACGTTAATATGACTTTCAAAACAACCAATGCGTCCAGAAGTAGCATGTTTTTCAGCAAAATAAAATTCAACATTTATTTTCAATTTATCAAATACTTTTTTTACATTAGCATATTTATCTTTTCGTTCTTTAAGATTTATACATACAATTCTATCTAAATTCTTGTTCATTTTTTATAAGATATATATAAAATATAGATAAGATTTATGATAAAATAAAATTTGAAAAAATTTTGAGAAATTAAAAATAACTTATTTTTATGTAAATTTTTATGTTGAATGCGCAGTGAAATTGTATATAATAATTGAAATAACGGAAGTAAATAATAAATGAAATATGGGAAATTATTTCGTTTCAAAACTAGATATAATGATAATGCATTTATAAATAATGAAACAGTCACTATAAAATATACAATTTCTTTAGAACCAAATAATAAATACATATCTGTTAAATCTGTACTTTCTGTTCCAGCAATGTAATTTTTATTTTTATTTTTTTTTATCAAATATGTTAATACACATTCACCATTATAAAAAGTCCAAGTAATTACTGTAAAAATTGTTAAATAAATATAGAAATAATCAAACCAATTTTTTTTGATTATTAAACCATAAAACGCCATAATTATAGCATAAAGTATATGAATTGAGCCAATCAATTTATCATTTTTTTCAAGAAATAATAATATATTTTCTAACATTCTATATATATATTATTAAATAGAATAATTAAATATAAATTTACAATTGTAAATTACATTATTGATAGATATAATAAAACAAAACTTAATAAACAATACTTTATATATAATAATAACTATCTATAAAGTTCTCAATGCCTCCTAAAAAATTCTTCAAAAAAGGTTCTTTTCCTAAAACATCAAAACCGAAAAAAGAACCTATTGTAAATCTAAATGCGAAATATCTATTAATAGTAGAATCTCCATCTAAATGTTCAAAAATAGAGGGATTCTTAGGTGACGAATATTGTTGTATATCATCAAAAGGACATATTCGCACAATTGAAGGGTTAAAGTCAATTGATACAAAAAATACATTTGAACCAAAGTTCTCCATTATAGATGAAAAAAAAGGTCATATAGAATTTATGATTTCAGTTATTTCAAGGTTCTCCAAATCCAATATAATATTAGCTTCTGATGATGACCGTGAAGGAGAAGCGATTGCTTGGCATATATGCGAAGTATTTGAATTGCCTATTCAAACTACGAAACGAATAATATTCCATGAAATTACAAAAACCGCTATTATAAACGCAGTACAAAATCCTACAACAATTAATATGAATTTGGTTCACGCACAACATGCTAGACAAGTGTTGGATATGATTGTTGGCTATAAAATTTCCCCTTATTTATGGAAATACTTATATTTCAATAAATCTAATTCATTATCAGCAGGAAGATGTCAAACACCCGCTTTACGCTTGGTATATGATAATGATGTTAATAAAAAAGCAGAATTAGAAACGAAGTATAAAACAATAGGAAATTTTACATCAAATTCTGTAATAATGAATTTGAATTATGAATTTGAAACAAAAGAACAAATACTAGGATTTTTAACACAATCTAAAACATTTGAACATATTATAAAAGTAGGTTCTACAAAGAAGACTACAAAACAGCCACCAAAACCATTGAATACATCCAAATTATTACAATTGGCAAACAATGTTCTCCATATTTCACCTAAAGAAACAATGAGTATATGTCAGACATTATATCAAAACGGGCATATTACATATATGAGAACAGATAGTACAAAATATTCCAAGGATTTTTTAAATAAAGCGCAAGACTATATAATAAAACAATGGAACACTCCAGAATATGTAGGTAAATTAGATAATATAGAACAAAAAGATATTAATAATCCACATGAGGCAATACGCGTAACACATATCAATATGCCTTATTTAAGTGATTGTGATAACTCACGCATGAGTTCTTTGTATAGATTATTATGGCGAAATTCAGTAGAAAGTTGTATGTCTGAAGCTTTATATAATTCAACTGAAATAAAAGTATCAGCACCATTAGAAAAACATTATTCATATACTATAGAAATTCCACTCTTCTTAGGTTGGAAAATAGTAAAAGATAAAAAAGATGTGGATTGTGAAAACGATGAGAATGATACAACAAATGTGAAACCAAATAATAATAACAAAAAGAATGTAAAAAATCAAACCGAAACACAAAATAATCCTAGTGCCCTTTTAATGTTTTTTCAATCATTAGAAAAGTCACGAAAGCCAATACAATATAACTATTTAGAAAGTAATGTAGTAGTAAGAAACAAACATCAGCATTATACAGAAGCAAGTTTGATTAATAAATTAGAAGAATTAGGAATAGGGCGTCCATCCACATTTGCTACGCTTATTGAAACAATACAAGAGCGAGGATATGTAAAAAGAATGGATATAGAAGGTGAAAAAGTAAAATGTACTGAATATAAGTTACGCAATAATGGTGTCAACTCAATAATAGAGACAACAGAAGAAGAAAAAATATTTGGAAATGAAAAAAATAAATTAGTGATACAGCCGTTAGGAGTAATAACAATTGATTTTTTATTAAAATACTTTCAACAACTATTTTCATACGATTACACGAAACAAATGGAAGATAATTTAGATTATGTATCATCCGGACAAGAAAATGAATGGTCAAAATTATGTAAAAATTGTTATAATGAAATAAAAGAATTATCAAAAGAATTAACAAGTTTAGCAAAGCAAATATATCCAATAGACGATACCCACGATTATATGTTTGAAAAATTCGGACCAGTTATTAGAAATAAATTAGAAGATGGAACATTTGAATACAAACAAGCAAAAAAAGATATGAAAATAGATTTTGACAAATTAAAAAATCGCGAATATACATTGGATGAATTGTATGAAATTAAAAATGATTGTTTAGGTAAATATGAAGAAAAAGATTTATTTATCAAAAATGGTAAATACGGATTATATGTACAATGGGGTGAAAAGAAAGAAAGTATTAAGAAAATAGAGAAACCAATTGATGAAATAACATTACAAGATGTTATTGACTATTTAGGAACAGATAAGACACAAAGAAATAAATCAATACTGCGAATTGTTACTTCAGAATTGAGTATTCGTAAAGGTAAATTCGGTGCTTATGCTTTTTATCAAAGAGATGATATGCATAAACCAGAATTCTATAATATAAAAAAATTTCCAGAAGGATTTATTAGTTGTGAACAATCTGTATTAATAGAGTGGTTAAACCAAACATACAAAATTACAATATAATACAGCAAATAAATATTTTTATATTATATAAAAATTATAATAGAATGGATGAAAAAAAGGCAAATAAATATATATTTTATTTGATTATATCATTCTTCATAGCAATATACATTATATGTTTAGTATATTTATTCAGAAAAGAAAGTGAAATATCCAGTTTAATATTATTAATCATATACCAAACAATGTTTATGTATTATTTATTAAACAAAGCTTCTGCTAATTCTATATATAAAGATTTTATAGGAACGATTGTTTGGAATATTACGTTAATTTCAACAATATTAAATTTCGTATCGTTAATAATGTTCACAATGACATATTATCATTTATATAATGAATACAAACTAGATGGTAATAAAACAATCCCATTATCAAAAAAAAATACAGAATATATTGAAAAATTCAAAAAATTTTTAATAGTTACAGTAACATTGACTTTATTTTTAATAATATTCAATGCTTTTGATATAATTGCGGTAGGTATATTTGGTAAATTACTTTTGTTTTTTCTATTTTGCGTTTTTGGTACTTTATTGGGGATTAGTTCATATAATGTTTTTATAACAAACGAAATAATGAAATTAAAAGATGTTAGGGTAATATCACAATAAAAATAATATTTATATTCGTAAAAATATAAATATTGTGTTCTCTATACATAATAAAATGAAATATTATGAATCTCATTACGATGAATATATAAATAGTGTTGAAAAATATAATATACATCCAGAATTAATACATACAATAAACCATTTTCCTAGTAAAAATAGTGATTTAAATAATTGTATATTTTATGGCCCAACTGGTTCTGGTAAATATTCACAAGTTCTCAAAATAATTAAAAAATACAGTCCTAGCGAATTGAAATATGATAAAAAGATTACTCTACAAAACGAGAAGCAGAATTATATATATAAGATTAGTGATGTACATTATGAAATAGATATCTCATTATTAGGCTGTAATTCTAAAATAATATGGCATGAAGTTTTTTTACAAATAATAGATATTATCTCTGTAAAACAAGATAAATTTGGTATCATTGTATGTAAAAATTTTCATTTAATTCATAGCGAGTTATTAGAGATATTTTATAGTTATATGCAACAATATAATAGTCAATCAATATTAAAAATCAAATTTTTTATTATAACTGAACATATAAGTTTTATACCAACAAACATATTAAATTCATGCCAAATAATAAATATAAAACGACCAAATAAAGAAGAATATATAAATATGATATGTTCTCAACAAGATAGTCCAACAAACAAAATAAATATAGTAAATCAAATAGAATTAGAAGGAATATTAAATTTAAAAGAAACTCGTTATTTTTCATTAATAAATAAAACAAATGAAATACCGAAAGATATATTTAATATTATTTGTGACAATATAATACAAGAAATCTCCAAGAAAGAAAAATTATCATTTACCGATTTTCGTGATACATTATACGATATATTAACTTATAATTTAGATGTAACAGAATGTTTATGGTATATATTACGTTATTTTATAGAAAACAACTATTTGAGTTCTCAAGATATAACAGATATATTAGATAAATCATATTATTTTTTAAAATATTATAATAATAATTATAGACCAATATACCATTTAGAGAGTATTATGTTTTATATAATAAATAAAATACACAAATATGATGAATTATAATATTGCTTGTGAGAACCTTGGTATAGATAAAAATAAGAAAATAACAAAAGAATACTTGAAAAAGGTATATAGAATGAATGCTTTAAAATATCATCCTGATAAAAATAGTTCTCCAAATGCTTCTATAAAATTTCAGGAAATTCACAGTTCATATGAATATTTAATGAAGTCATTGGAATATAATATTTTTAATGAGAATGATGAAAATAATGGTAATGAAGATGAAGAAACAGAACATACTGGTTATTCAGGAATATTGTTCTCATTTTTGAAAAACATAATGAAAAAAGATGGTAATACTGATGGATTATATTATATTATTATTGATAAAATTTCAAATACTTGTGAAAAGAAAGCATTGGAATTAATACAAAAAATAGACAAGAATAAGCTATTAAAAATTTATGAAATCATTAAAAAATATGGTGAATTCCTACATTTTTCCAATGATTTTATAGATAAAATACAAGAAGTCCTCAATGATAAAATAAAAAATGACGAATGTATTATATTAAATCCATCCATAGATGATTTATTTGCGAATAATTTATACAAATTAAAAGTAAATGATTTTACATACATTGTTCCTTTATGGCATGATGAATTGATATATGATAATTCGGGTAATGATATATATGTAAAATGTTTTCCGGTACTACCAAATAATGTAACTATTGATGAAAAAAATAATATTCATATAGAATGTAAATATGATATTAAAGAGATTTTACCACTGGAATTTATTGAAGTAAATGTCGGAAATAATATTTTTGATATTTTTACAAAAGAACTTATGATAAAACCTAATCAAACAGTTGTTCTAAAAAATGAGGGTATATCAAAAATAAATACGAAAGATATTTATGATATAAGTAAAAAAAGTGATGTATATTTACATATTGCTTTACAATGATATTTTATCAAACATACTTGTTCTCACAACGATAGAACGAGGGCTTTTCAATAAATCTAAAAAATATAAGTTAAATAACCATAATGAAGCTAAATTATAATAATCTATATATTTAATATTTTTAGTAAGTATTTCATTTTGATAAATAGAATTAAATTCTTTTTCATGTTGTCGTAAGTATGTTATAAATGATTGATTAACAAAGTGTTTTTGTAAAAACTTACCTAAATCAATATTATATAATGCTTTGCATCGTTTTGAATGTATTATTACCTTGATTTCATCATATAACAATTGGACTTCAAAATATTCTATATATATTTTTGTTTTCAATTCTTGTGGTAGTAGGTTCTCAATATTTAATAATAAACTTTCCATTTCAATATAATGATAGATTATTTTTTCATTATTTTTAATTTACGCATTTGAAGATTTCAATCCGCACTGAACAAGAAACTTCAATTAAGTTACCATCTACAGATTGAACCATAGCGCACCTACAGAGGTGCGGTTTCAATTCTTCACTGGTATAAATATATATATATATATATATATATATTTTATGTTTAGATCTGTAAAACCCGATTCACAAAAATTTAGTAAAATTGAACAAATTCGTATAAAAGATATAGCAAACAGTATTAGTAATACTCCTCAATATAAAAATAACATTCCTTGGTGGAAATCATTATATTTAAAATCACCAGAAATTATTGTTTCAGATGAAAATAAAATTAAACATTTTCCTTATGGCAAAGAACATCCAGAGATATATAGAAGTGGATTAACCGCAATAAATTCATTAAATAAATATAATAAAGATTACGGTGCTACACAAGACGCAAAAAATCAATATTACACATATAATAAAAACACTTTAGGAGGGAAACCGAAAAAATCTAAAAAGAAATCGAAAACGAAAAAATCTAAATTTACTCGGCGTTTGAAAAATAAAACCAAATAACTTCGAATGCTTATTAAATGATTTATAAATTAACATAAAATAATTTCTATACATTACATTATGTTAAGGATAAATATAACATTTATAATATTATTATATTCAATAATATATTTCAATATAATTGCTACTAACAAGAGAAATATAAATATACAATATTTTTTGTTAAAAAACCGCTTATCACATCTAAAATATAAACTTATGAAAAATATCAATAATATAATGGAAGTGGAATTAAAACGTTATGTTTTTTTAGGATATAATGACGCAATCAATAATTTTGATGGTAATAATACAATATCAGGTTTCATAAAAAATAATTTGAATGAAGATTTAAAAAATTTAACAACACTATTATTTCCAATAGACATACTATATAAAGAAAACAATGACCATTTCAAATATAAAATTACACCATATATTGAAAAAATCCATTATTTAGATATTCCAATACAATATAAAACCAGCATAATAAAATATTGTCATTACTCTAATATCAAAATGATAAAGAGTTTATATAAAATAAATAAAATATTCAAATATTCAAGTGAAGAATATATAAAAACAAATACAGCAAAATCATTTATAAGATGGAAATTACGAAAAATCTTTTTGTAAATAAAAATAGTAAATACAAATATAAAATATTATTTATATAGAATATAATCAAAAAAAATTCCAAATCAAATGTGTGGAATAATTGGATATCTTGGTTTAGATTCATATAAAGAATTTATAATATCAGGCTTAAAATTATTACAAAATCGTGGATATGATTCAGTGGGTATTTCTTGTATATCCAATGGAGAACTGAATACAATAAAATTCGCATCAAAAACTACTTGTGATGCTTTAGATATTTTGGAAAAAAAAGTAAAGGAAGATTCTATTATTTCATCTTGTGCAATAGGTCACACACGATGGGCTACACACGGAGGTAAAACTGATATCAACGCACATCCACATCATGATAATTCTAATAAAATAGCATTAGTTCATAATGGTATAATTGAGAACTTTGATGAATTAAAACAAAAATTATTAGAAAAAGGTTATGTATTCAAATCACAAACAGATACAGAAATTATTGCCATTCTCATTGGTTATTATATTAATAATGGAGAACCAATAGTGAATGCTATTCAAAAAACAATTGAAGAATTAGTAGGCACTTGGGCTTTAGTAATAATACACGCCGATTATCCTAATAAAATGTGGATTACACGTAATGGTTCTCCGTTATTATTAGGAATGGAAGATGAATATATTATGATAGCTTCAGAACAAATTGCTTTTGGTAACTATATTAAAAAATATATTGTTTTAGATAATCACGATTTGATAGAAATTACAAAAGAAAATAATACCATAAAATATAACAAAAATATTCATAGATATTCAATAAAGGATAAGACAATAGTAAATACAGAAACCTCACCTTTACATTATAAACATTGGCTATTAAAAGAAATTATGGAACAACCTGATTGTATTATTCGCGCCATCAATAATGGTGGTAGAATTGAGAACAATGTATGTGTAAAATTAGGTGGATTAGATTTGAATAAAACAAGATTATTAGCAATAGACCATTTAATATTATTAGGTTGTGGAACATCTTATCACGCTGGATTATGGTCATTGGAAATATTCAAAATATTGGATATTTTTGACACAGTAGTAGCATATGATGGCGCCGAATTTCAAATAAAAGACATACCAAAAAAAGGAACTACAAGTGTAATATTATTATCTCAATCAGGTGAAACAAAGGATTTACATAGATGTATTCAAATAGCGAAAGATTATGATTTAATTACAATTGGTATAGTAAATGTTCATGATTCATTAATCGCAAGAGAAACTGATTGTGGAGTATATTTAAACGCTGGTAGAGAAGTTGCGGTAGCATCCACGAAATCATTTACCAGCCAATGTGTTGTATTGGCTATGGTTGCTGTATGGTTCTCACAAAATCGTGGAACATGTATTGAACGAAGAAAACAAATTATAAATGATTTACGCAATTTACCATTTCAAATACAAAATATTTTAGATAATCATGAGAACATAATGAAATATATAGATTGTTTTAAAAAACCATCTTGTTTCATATTAGGAAAAGGTAAAGAAGAAGCAATAGCAAAAGAAGGGGCTTTGAAAATGAAAGAAATTACTTATATACATACAGAAGGTTATTCATCATCAGCATTGAAACACGGTCCATTCGCATTAATAGAAGAAGGATTACCCATTATATTATTGGATATTAATGATGATAACCGAGATAAAAATAGAAATACATATCAAGAAATAAAAGCAAGAAATGCGTTTGTATTAAGAATATCCGATTTGGAAGGAGAACTAAAAATAGAAAAAAATAAGACTTTTGGTGGATTACTAGCGAATGTAAACATTCAATTATTATCATATTATTTATCCATTGAAAAAGGATATAATCCAGATTTTCCGCGTAATTTGGCGAAGGTCGTTACAGTAGAATAACAACTTTGTAATTATAATTTATGTTTACAAAGCGTATTCAGTATTGTGACTTTATAAATTTAGTATTATTTTATATATTATTATAACATATAAAATATATAAAATGAGTATTTGTACGTGTGTTGGTATCTGTGGTTGTGGTGGCGCTATAGTCGCTGGGGTTTTATATTATCATTATTCAAATTGTAATAATAAAAATAAAGAAGAAGTTGAAGATAAAACATTCAAGTATTTCATAGCGTAAAAGTCATATGTATTCCTTTTTCTTCAAAGTGGTTTTTCAAATAAAATGATGATATTTCTTTACTACAAACCAAACTACATTTTCTACAATTTTTTTCTATACACCTATTTTTTACGTGTTCTATAAGTTTACTTCCGATTTTTAATGTTCTATAATCTTCATCAACCACTACATCTTCAATATGACCATATAACGCATAATTATTGATAAATTTTTGGTCATAAATTATTGTTATACTACCAACTATTTTATCATTTAACCTTGCTACAAATATTTCACTATTTTTGAATATAATGTCATAATATTCACAGAATTTTTCAAATGATATAATATATTCAATGGGTCTAAATTGTTTCATCAAATTCAAATAACCAATATAATCGTTTTTTTGTAAAAAAGTAATATGAATACTCATAGTAATATAATATATTCATAGCAAAAAATAAATCATTAGATAGTGGAATTACTATTGACGAATTAGAAAATGTGTAAAAAATAAAAAAATAAAAAAAGTTAATAACTCACACCAATCGCGATTTCAAATAATCGTGATTTTTTTTAGCATCATGATACCCATTGATATACAATTCAGTAAAATTATATTTATGCTTTGAGAACAAAGTAGTAAATTCATTAAAATCTCTCATAGAATTTCTTTTTGTTGGTATTGTAGAATTCCACATACTTGGTGTAATATGTAATACATTTTCACTAATATTCAAATAAGGAGTTTTGCTAAATCCTCCATCAAATGTAAACATATTATTATATTTATTAATAATTCCACCAGTTACTAAAGGAATATGAGAACTTGCTATACAACAGTTAATAGCATCTTCTAAATTATTAAAATTAGAAAAAATTTGTGTTTCAGGATAATATCCATTTAATGATGTTACGCCAATAAATAATTTTCGTAATTCAAAATCGTCTGTTGTATAATATTCTAAAATCTTTTTTTTCATTAAATATTCTAATTCAAATATTGTTTTTGAATTTTTGATACTATAATCAACAATATCCGTTTTAAAAAAATGTGCGTCTTTTTTACAACAAAGCATCAGTGAATTCCAAGCACCAGCAGAAGCGCCTGAAAAAATAAATTCATCTAAATTAAAATTATCTTTTATATAAATACAAATACCTAACATATATACACCTTTATATCCACCAGGTGATATTGATATTATTTTTTTATTTTGGATAAATTCATTTTGATTAATATATTCATCTTTGTCTAATTTAATGTTATATGATTTATTATTTGTATTTGATATTATATTATATTGTGAATGATGTAATTTTATTTTAGCATTATGCCTGAAAATTTTAGTTCCAAAATGGCGAAATCCATTATACATTGAGAAGTAAAAAAATAATATTATTTTATATAAATAAATCATTGTATTTATATAATAATAAAAAAATAATAAATGAAATTAAATTCATTTCATTTATTATAAAAGAGGATTTGCTTATAAATTACAAATTATAAAAATATAATATCTATCTAATTATTTGGTGTTTATTTTTTGAATTTTTTATGCTGATACAACCTTCTTCTTAACTACTTTCTTCTTTGGTGCTTCTGCTACTTCAGTAGATACTGGTGTTGCTACTGGTTCTGCTTTCTTTACGACTTTCTTTGCTACAACTGGTTCAGGTTCTTCTTGTTGGGCGTCATCTAATTCTTCATCACTATCTTCTACTTCAGTTGTAGTTTGTTTAGATGCTTCTACTGTTTCTTCTTCGTCATCAGCAACTACATCTTTACTAACTTTATCAATAGCGGATAGTTCATCATTAGATAATTGAATATGACATCTACCATAAACACTTACAACTTGTTGTGGTTTTACAACACATTGATTTAGTTTCCATGTAACGCCCCAACCTTTACCACCAAACCATAAACCACCACATTGAATAATACAAGCT